GTAATGTAATTGATCCTGCCGAAATATTCACTATTGTTCCAAAATTGTTAACGCGTCCCTTAGTGTAATTTGCAACTAATCCACTGCCCGCTGTAACATATAATTCATTTGGACCATAGGTGGTATCAATAGTAAACGTTCCACTCCCATTATCCACTACTGTAGTACCAACACCCTGTTGGATTACAACATCCCCAAATCGTTCAGTGCCACCAGTATTCGCTGTCAAGGAATGAACTCCTTGATGAACATGGTCGCTTTGGGCAAATGAAGATGCTCCTGTTTGTGATTGAATATTAGTTGATCCTATACTAACTGGTGTAGCAGTAGGAATATTATGCACGTGATCTGATCTTACTAATGTGGCAGCTGAACCAGATGAATTACCAGCATTAGGTGTCAAAGCTACTGGAGTTCCTGTATCGATTGCATGGGTATGATCTGATCTAGCGAATGAATTAGCTGTACCTGCTGAATTGGTTGTATTTGCATTTAAATCGGTTATTGGAGCGGCTGTTGTTATAGGATCGGCTCCATTAGGTAAATGTCTGGATGCATGTGCGTGAACAACAACACCGTCAACTAGATTTACATTAATTACACTATTACCACCTAAATTCAAATTACCTGTCATTACTCGGTTACCATTAGTTAATACGTACTGGGGATGATCATCATTCAATAGACCCAATAAACTACTATGATAAATAGAAGATGACAATGATGCAGCATTGAAACTGGGTAAAGGTCTTTGAGATGCTATTTGAGTAAAGGTTGAATTACCTTCTTGAACTATAATACTAGCTATAACAACAACTCCTTCAATAAAATAAGTTGGAGGTAATGGTAAAGGTCCAGCATTGGCTGCTGATAATGTAGTATATTGTGCTTGTCCATATATTAGAAAATATTGTTCATTTACTCCTTGACCTACCAAATATAAACTATGTTTAACATAATTAGGTTCAGTTATTTTTACAACTTCTGTTACTGTAGTCGTGTTAGTTGTTGTTGCTGAAATTGTTATTGAATTAGCACTATTAAATGTTGTAATAGTTGTACCACTTGGAATATTTGTTCCGCTGATAGTTGCTCCTACCATTGCTGATGTAAAATAACCAGTTGCTGATGTAATTGTAGTTGTTATAGCTCCGAAACTTACTTGGATAGATGATAAAAATGTAGCTGTTGTTGTTCCGCTGGTTGTTGCTGCATTAGATATAATAATTGAACTTGTATTCGTGAATGTTGTTACGGTTGTATTATTTGGTATACCAACTCCACTTATTGTTGACCCAACTAAATCAGCTGTAAATAATGCTGTAGATGTGATTGTAGTTGTTCCATTCAAAGTAACACTAATTGATAGAAAATTAGGTGCACCAAGAGGTATTAAGTTAGTACCATTATCATATTGTGTATTATCAACTACTGTTTGATTAGGGAAAAGGGTGAATGTATTTCCTCCGTTATGAGCATAACTAGTAAATGTTAATGGAAATGCCGAACCGCTTGGTGTATACACGTTTTCCGCAAAATAATATCTTCCCGAACTTACTGATAATTGTAGACTTGTATTAGATGTAACCAATGAACCACTAGCGAAAATGCTACCAAATACTTCTCTTTCATAGTCATCAAAACTGTTATCGATATGATAAGCATTCATTGGTGCGGCATCTATAAACTCTATACCAGTGGAATCGGCTCTAACACGTCCCAATAATATAGTATTAATTGTAGAGGGTCGAGCGGAATTATTGTTTAGTGTACTAGTGGAATCATAATATATATAATTGGTTGTACTAGCTGGAAGAATTAAATTCGTACTATTCCATGAAATTCTAAATAATTGAGCAGTTGGCGGAGTTCCAGTTACTAAATAACCAAAGCCGGAACTAATATTAACTTCTAATCCTGTAACAACTGTTATTATCCCACCTTGAACTAAACCCATGCAAGGAACATCTTGAATTAAATTACTGACATCTGCTACTGTTGAATTAGTATTACCTAAATACAATGGGCCGGTTATTGTAGTCCCACCTGCAATAGGATCAATATAATCAACTGTTATCGTACTAGCTGAATTAATAGATACTTTCGATCTCTGGGCTTCAATACTTAATACTCCTATAGTAGATGGATGCAAAATATCTATATCGAATCCAGCATTATCTGAAAAAATAACACCCATAAAATTTAATATAGGACCGGCACCAACATTATTAACTATTAATCCATATTGATCACAATTCAAAATATTGGAAGCAGTGACATTTACATAGGCACCATCACTAATGGATATACCAGTTATCCCTGTGTAGGAATTACCATTCATTCTCAATATACTAATATATGCCTGTGCATTTTGCCCCTCCACAAATATTGTTGTAATATTATTACCACCAATCTCAAAATATATACTATGAAGATCTACTTTAACCGCATTTGATCCGGTATTGGCCGTAGTACCATCTATAAATATACCAGTTGTTAATGCTCCTCCAAATTCTATTTCATTAACGAATATTTCGGATAATGATGTGGTACTAGTACATTTAATACCTGTTGCACAATTATAAATGGAACATTGTGTTATTCTAGAATATGGTGTCTGGTTATTTATTTGAACACTGTCAGCTAACACTCCTATACCACTAGTAGCACCTTGGATAGTAAGGTTTGCTATTGCTGTTTGAATCCCCATCTTTATCATTGTTTGTGATGTGGATGATGGTTGAATTGTTACTTGCGTTCGATCAACTCCTATCAACGATGTATAATTTGGTAAAATTAAAGCTGTTTCTGTATAAATTCCCGTATCAACCGATATTATAAATGTATTTAAGGATGTTGCTCTAATTACTTGCGCAGTTTCATTACTATGAGATCCAGTCGCAGCTGCAGATAGAATCATAGTATTTTGGTTAACAAATGTAGCAGTAGTTCCTGGAGTGATATCAGCAGCATTGATAACGAAACCATTAAATGAAGGATTAAATTGTCCATTAGATGTTATAGTTGTTGTTCCATTAGTTGTGATTGTTATCATTGGATTTATAGCTTGAATTGCACTGGCTATTGTTATATAATCGGACGAATGTTTGTTTACTAATAATGTTGTTGTTTGACGATCCCTTATATAAAATGAAGAATTGGGATTAATAAATATTTTTGACATATCTACCACACCCAAAAGTGTCCCTGTTGTATTTGGATTTTCAATAGATATTTCAGTTGTACAATTTAAAAATATTGTTCCTGTAGAATCAATAGTTGGTCCAGTACCACTATTCAATGTTTGTAATCCAATATTAAAACCATTAAATTGAACTGCTGTCATTAATACAGTTGCACCATTTTGAACCACTACTCCATTAGTTCCAGTTGTTTCACATATAAAATAAGTATTACTAATTGAAAACATTGAATATGGATCTGATACTAATGCTATTTGTGTCGCATTTGAAGGAGGAAGTAATCCGACACCACATGAAATTGCAATTATTTCTGATAATATATTATTTGGACTGGTCACTTTAAAACATGTTATCGTACTTGGTGGACTAGTAGCATACGACGATGTCATTACCAATGAAGCGACTGATGTATTAGCTTCAACCCAAACCAGAGTTTGATTATCACCCAAGACGCAATTAGTAACAAAAAATGATTGATTCAAACCGGTTCCACTATAGTAAATACCTACACCTCCTGATCCATTAGCGCCTTGAATAGTCAAATTATTTAATTCACATGAATCAGCTCCAGTAATTGCGTAACCGGTTGGAGTAGTACAATTAACTATCGTTTGAGTCGCTCCTGAACCTGTGATACTTACATATGACTTCATTGTAATAGGAGTCTCATTAAACACTCCTGGACCTACTGAAATAATAAATTGATTAGTTGATGTTTGGGTATTTATTGCCGCTAATGCTGCATTGATGGATGTAAAATCTCCTCCTCTTTTGGCAACTGTAAGTATATTTCGATCTTTACCTGTGATAAAAAATGAAGATGATGTATTTATGTAAACACTGCTATATGGAACATAACCATCAACGTGACCAGTAGTAGATGGATTGGTTATATTAATTGCTAATCCGGTGGTATTTGACATATCAGTTGAAATGATTGTTATGGATGGATTATTAGTGATAGAGTCTCCAGTTATTGCAACACTTCCCCACATTTGAATGATTGAACCTATTATCTCAAGATTTCCACCATTCTGAACATTTCCAAAATTACCTAAACCATTTCCTATACAATATGAATCTTTAACATAACAATATGCATTAGGACCATAAACTATAATACAATTATCAGCATGACTAGATTGACCATTTAAGTTAGTGAATATGAAGTTATCAAGAATAACATTTATTTCATAGGAAGATCCTTCATCATTAATTTTAACACAAGTTGTCATATCATTTCCATATGCATAACAATTAATTATATCAATTTGAGAATTTAATGAACTACTACCTTCAAATAACATACATTGTGGGCAGTTAACGAATGTTACATTTTGTAACAATATATCTGTTGCGCCGAATGTAGTAACTGCTAAATTGGATGAATTGACTGAATGAATACTTATATTTTGTAAACCGCTGCTACTTGATAAATAAAACATATCAAAGTTTCCATTCGGTATTATCACCACATTTAAATAACTACTACCTATAATTATAACATTTGATGGCACCGTAATTGTAGCACTCTCCTCATAATTGCCTGGACCAACTGATACTATATATGGTGTTGTAGATGTTGCTCTCTGAAATTCTATATATATTTCGGCTGTATTTGTTGGAGCATTCGATAATGTCATATGAGATGAATCAACAAATGTAGCTATTGTATTTGGAGGTATAGTTCCAGTATTATTAATATCCACAACTGTTATTCCATCTAATGCAGCAGTAAATGAATTAGCAATAACTGGTGTTATCGTATATACACCGGAATTACAATTTATCTCTATTATTGGATTAATGGCGGATACTGCTGCTCCAATAGTGGTGAAATTTGATCCTTGAGATCCTACAGTAACTATAAATGTATTTGTATTGGATATAAAGAATGATGAAAATGGATCAACTATTGTTTTATTATATTGGGAGAAACCATCATAATGTCCTGTGGTTGTTCTATTAATAATATTAATATTTAGTGTATTAGATGTATCAAAAATTATTCCAGATAATATTAAACTAGGTGAATTGGCAATCATATCACCTGTTATAAATCCATCTGCAACTCCAGAAATAAATATACTTCGCGCTTTCAACTGTCCTCCGTTATATACTATAAATCCATTACCCACTCCCTCTCCTATAATAGAACTATTTTGTACAGAGACTTCAACATTTGGTCCAGATAACGATACGCATGAATTAAAAACTCCAGATACTTGTATATCTTCAATTGCAACAGATAAATATTGTCCTGATCCGGCGTCTGTAAATGTAAAAGGCGCAGTCATGGATCCAATCGCATAGGTATCTATTATGGAAATTTCTCCTGCTTGAGTTATTGCATCTGCATATACACAATTTGGACAATTGACAAATGCAACACCTTTAATTGTTCCTCCAAATCCTACATCATGTAAATATGCACCATAATAACCGGGTTGAGTATTGGTTATAGTAATATTATTAATTTGGGAATTGGCGGATAATTGGAATAAATTAAAAGCTCCACCTGGAATAACGACAGTAGTTACATAATCTTGTCCTGCTACTGTACAATTTTGAGGTACTAAAATAGTTTGTAATTCAACATAATCTCCTGGATAAACTTCTACTAATTGGGCTAATGGAACTGATATTTCAAATGTAGCTGTTATTGTACCACTTGGTATCGTGTTAGATAATGTAATTGTACTCATATTTGTATATGCTGTCACAGTTGTATTAGCTGGAATATTAGTTCCTGTTACTGTAGCACCAATTAATCTAACAGTGAATAAAAAACTACTGGTTACTGTGGTGGTACCATTACCTGTTATCTGTATTTTAGGAAGTAAATAACTGGTTGCTGTTCCAATACTCGTAAAATCACCCCCCGATACTGCAACAGTATATCTATTGGATACTCTATCAACCATACTAAATTCTGCTCCTGGATAAATAGCTACTTTGGTAATATCAGTTATTCCTACAAATGTTCCCGTAGTTCCAGGATGTTCTACTGATAAATTTAATGTACAAAACTCAAAGTTTAATGAACTAGCCGTTAAATATGGAGCATTACCTCCATTTAATACCTGTATGGCAATATTTAATCCTCTAAATGATGAATCATATAAACGCCCTTCTCCACCATTGGATATTTGGACTCCATTTGTACCTGATCCATTAGTTAAAACAAAAATTGAATTATATAATAAAAGGACTGAGTTATAACCACTTACATTTACTAATGTTGTCGGATATGATGAATTAAATGCACTAAATAAAAAATTATCTAATATTAATGAAGCTAATACTGAAAAAATAGCAGTGATTGATCCTGACTGAGTAGCAGTTACTGAACCACCGGATGAATTTATTAAAGCCATCTCATTTGCATTAATATAGAAAGCAAATGTATCGATAGGTATTCCTGTTCCAGATATTGATAATTCATTTAAGGATGGCGTAAATAATCCTGCACTAGTTATAATATTTGATCCTGATGTTGTAGTTATTGTTACATTTTCGGATGTATTAGTCAAGATAAATGGATTATTACAAGTATACGTTCCGCCGAATTGACTGTCTAACACATAAGTGAAGGTAACATTATTGCTTCCATTGGTATGAACTAAAGTATTACAATCACCGAAACTACAGTTTTTAATAATAAAAGGTACAAGAGTTCCTGATCCTTGATGATATACACCAGTACCATTAGGAACTCCACCAATTAAACAGTTATTGATTTCCGAATAATCACAACCAGTAATTGCAATACCAGATGCATTAGTACAGTTAATTATCGTATTAAGATTCCCTGAGCCTGATACAACTACATAAGGTTTCATTATAATTGGTGGTTCGTTATAAATGCCTGGACCTACAGCGATTACATATGAATTAGTTGCACTATTATCAGTAATGCTGTTGATAGCTGTAGCCACACTGGTAAAATCTGTTCCTTTATATCCAACTGTTATAACTTGTCTATTTTTATTGGCAATGAAGAATAAAGATGATTCATTAATTATTGTTTTATTATATTCACTGAAACCATCGAAATGACCTGTAACTGTTGCATTGGCTACATTGATGTTTGTTGTACAATTGTTGAATAAAATACTGGATAATAATAAAATAGAATTGTTTGCACCGCTGTCAGCATACACTCCTATCGCAAACCCCTCTATATATGTAGCTCTTACATTCATATTTGCTCCATTTGTACAATGAAGAGCATTCCCTCCGCTACCATCTTGAAACACTCCCGCTTGCAGTAATAATTGTGTATGTGTACCGTTTAATAGTACAGCATTAGCTGATGCTCCAAAAGTGAAGAAATTTTCGCAACTAACAATATTTTGATGTGTTCCATCATCTGTACATTGCAAAAAATATGTTGGTGTTGAATTACCGGATATATATTCCAAATAAATATAAGAAACTGATGTAGTTGTCGTGCAAAATATTGCGGTGGGTGATTCAGTTATATTTACTTTATGCGCTAATGCAAAATCAGCTGCATCATGAAAGTATAGTGCATTATTAGGTGCTTCTACATTTGTTAAAGTCATAAAAGCAATTCCAGTATTGTTGGTTAGATTGAATAAATTATAACCTGTAGCTGCTGGTTGAACCACACAGCCTTCCATACTAACACCAACAATATAGACGAATGGAGGGGGAGTGATAGTTGTTACTTCACTATATTCACCTGGATAGACTAGTACGGCCCATGGATTGGTTTGAGATGGAGCTGTAGCACCAGTTGTTGGAATACTATTTACTGCTGATCTAATTGATGTAAATTCTATTGGGTTAGTAGTGGTATTAACTACTCTAACAGTATTAGCAATAGGAACTGTAAAACGAGGATCATTACCAGCTGCTACTGTTCCGGCAGTTGTTCCGACTAATACAGAAATTTGTCCTGTAGTATTATTATATTCAATAGGAGCTAATCCATTTAATAATTGTCTAATAGAACTATTAGGAACACTGGAATTTAGTCCGCTGGATGTAATTTGATTAAAGATAGGTGTGGAATTTGTTGGAATAGTACTATTATCCAGATTAAGGGTTGCATACACATCATTACCCACTAGATCAAGATCAATTGAATTAGTATTTTTAAAAGATGCACCTGATAAAATTGGACCACCGTTAACCAAAACGGCTCCAGATAAATTAACCGATGTTTGAGAATTACCGATATTTACTATAGATGGTCCAGTATTTATTGTATTTATTTCAATATCATCACCATGGATATTTGTATTACCATCCACTTCAAATTGAGTATTAGGCATAGCCACATTGTTACCAATAACAATATTTTTATCAGTAAATCCAGTTACTCCACCATCATTAGATGTAAAGATGTTATTTATTAAAACATTATTACTTACAGTTTGAACTAGTGGTAAAAGTGATTCATAAATATTTGTACCAGAACTACCTTTAAGACTTGTGTTTAGGCTTGACATTATAATTTAGTCATACAAATTATTTATGACTAAATTAAAAATATTTCCAAAATTTATTTATCAGTGCTTACATCTGTTTTATTATTCGGAGGACGCATCTTACTAAAAAAGGGATCTAATTGGAGTACTTGATCTGGTATTACATATTCTTTATTAATTAATATTCTTCCTCGTTCATGGACAAAACTATTCTTACCATCTTTATTATCAGCAAATTCCTCAGGAACTATTCGTCGAACAAATTCTTTAACCTGATGTGGAATTTCTGGAACATCGAAAAATTGAGGGAAAAATCCTTTTTTAGTTAATGTATTAAAAAAATAATGCATATCATAATATCTATTTTTCTCAGGAGTTATATTTATTTTCTTTGTCCAATCCAACATCACTTTTATATTATCAACTATACCAGGAATACAGGCAAAATCAAAGTCCCATATCTTGATTTGTAAACCTATATTAGGTACTATATAATCACAACCATTTATTTTATATCTAAATTTATTATTAATTTCTCTAGCATCTATCTTTTGTAATAATATATTATTCGCCTTAAAATCATTGTGTCTAAATGACGGATATTTTGTCTGAATTATCGCTAATACTGAAATTATTTGAAAAAATAATACTCTCCAATCCCTTATCGTCATTTTCCTATAATTATTACGTATATAATCTAAAAAATCACCACCATTTGCCCATTCACTTATTAATACTGATACTTGATCATGGTATTCACCATTATTATATCTTTTAACAAAATCATCATATTTCTTATTCTCAATATACTTATTCTTTGTTAATGTTATAAAAGGTTTAATGCTCGTGTTAAATGTAGCTATTGGTAATACTATATGCGGTGTCTGACCATTTATCACAAAATAACTTAATACTCTTAACATTAATTGTTCAGCATTCTCCGGTCTTCTAATATCATATATATCCCCATATCTCTTCTTATCATCCTTATCTTTCGGATATGCAACGACTTTAACAGCATAATTAATAGCTTTCTCGTCGTCATCAGTACTAGTCATCCCTTTAAACGTGTGCCCAGTAGTCCCTGACTTAATATATGCTAATCGTCCACCTATTTGATTTATAACTTTATTAAAATTTAAAAATTTCTTGTTCAATATACATCTAATATCATTACATTCACTATCATTTTTATGTTCATGATGGGCAATTAATGCTTCAGTATCACAATCATTAAATTCGACTAAAGGATCTATTTTATTACCATTTAATAGCTCTTTTATAAAATCCATTCTAAATGGTATTCCATCATATTTTTTCTGTGATAATAAAGTTTCATTATTACTAATAGTACTTTTATTGTTATCTGAAGTCATATAATTTCTATAATAAATAATTATACATTTTTATAAGTAAATTCTTAAATATGCGTTCATCTTTTTAAATCCAATTATTTATTATTCAAACAATCTATAAAGTATACTAAATCATCCTCATCAATTATATTAATATCCTTTATCTCACCCTGTTTATCTATTTCAATTATTGTCCAATAACCCATCCAATTATTCTCATATTTCTTTAATAATTCTAGAAATGTATCTTCAATCGTCTTAATCTTTAACTTTTTTATTAAACTCTCATTCAATTTATTTAATGTATTTTTCCAATATTCTGTTTTCTTAGCTTTATCTAAAATTATACTATTTCTTTGTTTAACTATAGATCTCAATTGATCCACTATTATATTAGATTTATTATAGTTATTTAATAAATGATTCATATCAAAGATATCACATTCTCCATTTTCTAAAAGTGCAGAAATTGATAAATAAAGTTGATTCAATCTTTTAAATGTCATCTTTTCATTTTTTAAATCATCCTTATCCTTAGTGCTAATTAATTTTGATGTTTCATCCAATAATTTTTTATATTTAGCTGATAAATTAACGAATTTCGCCATATATTATAGTAAATTACTGTTTTCTTTAAGTTAGAATACATATATATCATCTCTTTGCTCATTTCGTTGTTCCTCTTCTTTATTTAATTTCTTTTTCTCAGTTGCTTTTATTACTGCAGCTATATTTAAAGCTGGTAATAATGGAATACATTCCCAATAACGATGTTTATATAGCATATCAAGCTGAAAATCATTTGGATAAAGATCTATAATGGGCGATTTTTCAGATAACATAATATCTTTATAACTTTGGGGCACTAAAAAAGCACTTTGAGGTGGTAAGACAGATAATAACTGTACTAATGGTTTAATTGGTTGATTTTTATGAAATACAATTTCATCAAATTTAACATCTTTTAGAGAATTAGCCAAATCAGAAATGAAAGGTGCGTGATCAAATGGATAATACCAATCCCATGAAGCACATTCTGCAAAATAATAATTTGCAATCCATAATAATCCAATGAAATAATTTTTACATACTTGATTTATAAATTTTTGTTGATTAATGGTTACATTAAAATAGTGCTCATAATAATCAAATTTCCAATTCTCATTATTTCCTAATTTAATCGGATCATCTATCGGAAATAATAAATTATCAATTCGATACATTTCGTTTTCATATGGATCGGTACTATCACATGGTCTAACCCTCTTTTTCTTTAAATTTTTGAAAAAATCAGCTTCCTTAAATGATAAATACTCTAAAAAAGGCAACATAAACATATCATTGAACTCTATTTTCTCCCCTATCTTTAATACATTAGTCTGTATATTATTGATAGTATGAATATATGCTTCCACTAATACATCTAATCCATTACTTTCATAATTCTTGATATCTATAGAGGGTATATGTGCTAAAAAATCATTTCCCAGAAAATAGCAAATGAATATAAAATCATTCATCATATTATTCATTTGAAGACATTCTGAACCTAAAATTTCTTTATTTACCTTACTCAATAATTCTTTATGAATACATTCCTTCATTACATCAATTGATACATAATTCAATGTATCCGTTTGACTATTATCCATCTGATTCGCTTCTCTAATAAGATAAATGTTTTCTTTTTGAGTGGATAATGCTAAAAATATAAGGTCGGCGTCTAAACCATAGATAGCATAACTGGAATTATCTTTTTTATCTTTTTTCCTGATATGCTGTAATAATTTATGTTCTCCTTCACCTGGAGTATTTCCGGAAGAGAATAATACTTTGATATTTTTAAAATCATTTAATTTTTTATTTTTAATATATTCTAGTATTTTGGAAGTAATCCGTTGCATAAATTGAGTACCAGGACTGATTGAACTATTATTCCAATGATTATCTATTGGTTTATTATACTTTTTTTTAATATTATCAAATAATATTTTATCCTTTACAGATTTAAAACGGCGAATCCTTTGTTGCTTTATTTTTGCTACTGGTGCAACTCCATCGACAGCAATATAAATACATTTTTTAGGCGAAACAAATTGAATAATTTCCTCGATATATGCAATTATTTGATCCAACATTAAATTTTCTAATTTATCTAAATTTGTCCAATTTTTATTTTCAGATAGAATACGATAACATTGTGGATGAATTAGGCAGTTCGCATCTATAAGTAATTCATCTATGTTATCTATAGTTTTATATTTTTCCTTATCGATATCTTCTTTATTAAATACAAAGTATTGATTTTTGTATTTTTTCCATAACCATAGGAAGAAGCCAGGAACACCCATTTATTGATCATTTAAATGAATAAATATTTAAGTGTTCGAATTATCAATATTTCGAAATAACTATTTAAGGCAATAATAAAATCTTATTTATTATATATATAGATGGCAAGTAATATATTTCTAAAAAGTAATGGATTCCTTGATTCAGATACAGAATCACAATCACGCCCAGTTTGGTTATCTGTTATGGATAAAGATGTCGTTCAAAAAGGCGGCAATTACGATCTTAATAGAATCGCAAACTCTATTGATTCAGAAATGCCTAATGCAGATTCCATGACTTCTACCACTGAATTAGAAGATAAATTGAGATCTTTATTTGTCAGTTCCGATCAAGTCGGCGGAAAGAAATCTAGCAGAAAAAGCTCCAAAAAAGTAAAAAAATCATCCAAAAAACGATCTCGTAAATCATCCCGCAAATCATCCCGCGGAGGTGCCCGTAAATCATCCAAGAAAGGATCCAAAAAACGATCTCGTAAGGGATCCAAGAAAGGATCTCGTAAGGGATCTAAAAAGATGCGAGGCGGATCTATTACTGGTAAGAGGCCTTTAAATCAACATGGAGGGGATGATGAAGAAATGGATAATGATATTCAAGAAGAAGTAAAGATGGAAGAATCATCAGAAGAACATATGAAGGAAGAAAAACCTGAGAAGGAGAAATCTAAATCAAAACGTGAACTTCCTCCTGCCCTAGTTAAGCGTCAGAAAGTCCAGAAACATATTGGAGATGCAGTTAAAAGCGCAGGAATGAAATATAATGTTGGTAAAATTGCTAAAGTTGTTAGTTCTGTGGTTGAAGATTCAGGAGCTGGATCAGGTGCAGAGATGGATTCAGCCAAAGCTATTAAATACTTTGATGAAAATAAAGAAAAATATATGAAGAACCTATAAATAAATATATAAAAAATAAATAAAAAATAATTATTTATTTTATTATTCTAAATTTGCTATCATCTATTATTTCCAATACCTGTATCTTCCTATCATCCTCGTCGGAAGCAAATGCGTCAAAAGCATTAGATGCGCCAACATCTATTCTCCATATTCCATGATTATTTTTATTTTTGCAAGTAATATTTATACCGGCATGATTTTTATAGAATTGTGGAGTGTGTCCAATTATCATATTATTAATTTTATAACAATTTAATGTTTCTATAAGATCAGCACATCTTTCATCATATATATTAATATTATTTGGTAAATCACCTAATAACCGTGGCCAAAAAGGGGATAGAGTGTAACTTTCCAATAGATCTTTTAATTTTATACCATCTAAATAAGTATCCGCAGTTATTTCATTTAATAACCACTTACGGATAAATTTATTTATATCGGATATAGTATATTTTTTGGCTAATTGTGGAAGTATTCCTGCATGTACAAATAAATTACTTCCAATTATAATACCTGTTTGACGGGTACAAGCTAAATATTTGGCGTATTCACTCCCAGGTTTGAATGCATCTATTCTATTTTTTTTATTATCAAAATATTCAAAACCACTTTTCGCAACATATTGCATTTCCCCCATAACATTCATTATTTCATGATTACCTAATAAACTATATACTGCTCCTCCATATTCCATAGCCTTCTCATTTATTTTATCAAATATTTTCATTATAAAAACATCAGGGATTCCACTAGTCATACAATTATCCATATTATTCGGTAACGGTCTACAATTATCCAATTGATCCCCTACTTGTACTACTATTGTATTTGGTGGTTCGGCTGTCCATTTAATCCATTCTAGATTATCTTCATTTTTAATATTTTTTAGTTTTTCATCATCATAATCTATAACTTTAGCTAATTTTAATGATTTAAATACTACTTCAACGTCTCCATGAACGTCGCCAATTGCTATAATTCGTTTTGCTGGTGGTAATATATCTGGTAAAGTTTCACAGGAATATGAGTAGTTGATATAATATTTCTTCATTATTATATCAATAGAAATTAATATTGTGCATCTTGAATTAAATATTCATATGACGATATATGATTTAAATTTGGATTCTGTAATACTCTATCCTCAGAATTTCCTCTATCTTCATAATAATTACTGTTATAAGGTAACCACAATTGATTTTGAGCTTCAGGAATAAATGGATAATAATATTCAGAACGATAATATTGTTCAGCAGTTGGAGTGAAAAATAAAGTTTGCATATTTTGGGGTTCATTATTTATTTCTTGTTTTTGTTCTTGTTGTTCTTGGTTTTGTTGTTCCTGGAATGTTTTAGGACTTTCAGGTCTATTTTTAATTACTTCCGGATTATTAGTAACTTGAATGGCATCACCTTGGGAGGCAATTATTTCTGGTTTGTTTGTTGGAACTACATAATTAGTAAATGTTTCAGTGGGTTTATCGCAAGAACAATTTATTTTAGGAATATTTATTGATATCGATCCTAAACGATTATCAACAACATTAACAATATTTAATCCAATAATAAATCCAATAGCTATTATCAGTAGTGTTATATATATTAAATCAGTAATAGTCATTTTATAATTATAAATTAGAAATTTAATTATAACGCATTAATTATATAATTTATTTAGAAAGATGCCAAGTCATTGCCATTATCAAATCCTTGGAAGCAAGCAGATCCATTGCAAACTGCTGACATATCCTGTAATTGTCTTTCTGCTGGTGTAGCTTCATTTTGATAAACTCCAAAAATACCTTTATTTCGTCCATGTTGTTGAGCTCTTGGTGATGGTCCTTTAACAACATAGATTGAACCATCATCTTGTATGGTAACTTCACATGGCACTACCATGTAATTACCTTCGACGTTTTTAACTGGTACGCTGGATTCATCTGTAACAATCTTAGGTGGAGCTACAACTACTTTACCATTCTTATCCATAGCTGGTTTTCCAGTATTTGCGTCAACTGCTGCCTTAGGTGCAACTACTGCAGGCTGACCAGTTTGATCCTTAACTACATTACCATTATCATCCTGAACAACTGTTGGAGGAGCAACTGCCATCTTACCTGATGCATCTTTAACTGGTTGACCATTTTGATCAGTAACTACTTGTTTAGGTGCTTGAACTGCCATAGGAGTAACTACTGTAGCATCACTGGTACTATCACTTCCGACAACTTCAGAAGCTGCTGGCATTGAACTAGCTGGCATAGCTGGAGCGGGTGCATTAGCAGAAGGAGCGGCTGGTACTTGACCAGATGCCATTTGAGCTGGTGTCTTTTTACCAGAACCACAAGAACCAACAACCATACGTTCTACGAATGATTCAGTCATTTGTAAACGCTGTAAAGCCAATAAAGTAATAAATACGGCTAGAGCTGCAACTAGTGCAATTGTAGGATTAGCAGATGCTAAATAGGCAATGAGGAAGAATACAACTAAACGCACTAAACTATAATCGAATAATTTAGCAACAGATGGGGGTAATTTAGGGGCTACTAAACTTCCATAAAGGATGAAGAAAACCAATAATATAGCAGAAACATATTTATTTTGTAGGAAATTCTCACTTGATTTAAGAACATTTTGAAATGACATATCAGACATATTGATTATATATATAAAGTAACAAAATATTTTTGGAAATATTGAAACTCTAAATATTTTATTATCATTCCACTTATATATATTTAAATGAAGTCAATATTATGTAAGCAAGGTTACGTTATAGATAAAAAATTATACGATGATAAAACAATTCAATCTATTAAAAAAGAATTAATTGTTAAACCTTTGATAGATCCTGCTTACGCCCCTCTAAAATTAGATTCGGATGGAAGAATAATGCGCGATGGAAATGGACAAGTTATACGTGAAATTGATCCATATCCTGTATTTTTAGAAAATTCAAATAAACTATGTATCCCAAAATTCTATGGTTTGGAAAAAATCGGTAAACCAGATAAAATAGATGAATTAGAAGGTGTAAATATTAATGTCCCATTTAATGGTACTATAAGAGATTTACAACAAAATATTATTAATGATATTTTCCCAAAAATAAAAAATAATGGCGGAGGTTTGCTTAGTGTACCCTGTGGTTATGGTAAAACCGTTATGGCTCTCAATATTGTATCCTTGCTTGCAAAAAAAACTTTAGTTGTTGTTCATAAAACATTCTTAGTCAATCAATGGATTCAAAGAATTAAACAATATTTACCTACTGCTCGAATTGGCACCATTCAACAAGATACTGTTGATATCGATGATAAAGATATCGTTATCGGTATGTTACAAAGTATTAGTATGCGAGATTATGATAAAAATATATTTGATGATTTTTCATGTCTGATCGTAGATGAATGTCATCATACTTCAAGTAAAGTATTCAGCCAAGCTCTTCCAAAAATTACTTGTAAATATACATTAGGTTTATCGGCTACACCAAAGAGGAAAGATCGATTGGAGAAAGTATTTCATTGGTATTTAGGCCCTATTTTATATCAAATTGTAGGTAAAACCAGTACATTTGTTACAGTGAATGTATATAATTATAATTCCAAGGATAATAAGTTCAAAGATATATTAAATAGATATACTAAAAAACCACAGTTACCAACTATGATTACTAATCTAACTGAAATAAATCAAAGAAATAAATTTATTATCAATTCTATTAAAGATATTAAAGAAGATGACCCAGGAAGAAATATCTTAATTGTAAGTTCACGGAGAGAACATTTAACTTTATTAAAAGATGAAATCGATAAACTTAATAAATTCACAACCGGCTATTATGTCGGTGGTATGAAAGAAAAAGATTTGAAAATAACTGAAACCAAAGAATTAATATTCTCAACATCCCAAATGTGTTCAGAAGGTTTGGATATTCCTAAATTAGATACAGTTATGTTAGTAACTCCTTTTGGTGATGTCGAACAAACAATTGGTAGAATATTACGCAAAAAAGAAGAAGATTATGATTATATGCCGCTTATTATTGATATAGCAGATAATCTAAAAGGTTTGCATGGAATGAATAGAAAACGATTGACTCTATTCAAAAAATGTAAATATGATATATCATTATATGATGTCATTGATGATATAGTCACTTTCTCTCAAAAAATTGATACTGAACAAAAAGAAATAAAAGAACTACAAAATGAAGACTTATTTTTGGATGAATAATGACACATCTATATCTTCATTTAAGATAATATCTGTCTGTTTGTTTTCCGTTGTTAAATACAACTTAGTTCCTTTAAGTAATTTGAATTTAGTTGAATCCATCACCGTATAATTCATATCCAATGCTATTGCTATCGGAGAACCACTGTAATCAATCAATGTACCTTTCTTGATCATCAATTTGAATTCAGATAAATGATTATCCTTCTCAGTATAATCAGCAACTATACTATCATTCAAACTCTTATTTACTGGTTTATACTCCTTTACGCTATATTTAACATTGTCATGCGTAAATATCATATTGTCACTCATATCAACTGTTGTATCCTCCCATAAACTAACATATTGTCCCTTATTATATACCTTTTCTCCAGCTTTGATCACTATCTTATTATTTGGTTGAATAACAATTGGAACAAATTCATTGTTTCCAGGACTAATACCTGAAATTTCATTTATAACATCCGAGGTAGGTGGTCTAAAATATTCACTGAATTTACGTATAGGTTTATCTTCTGATATAAAAATTCCATCCACTGAATATCTACCACAACCACCAACTGGTGCTTTAATTTGTGGCGCTGGTCTCAAATCATATCCATCTTTCCTTCTGCTAATAGTTCTAAATAGATAAGGTAAATCATCTTGTTTTTCATGTTCATTCGATTTAAATGCTCCCTCAATTTTCTGCTGTGTTACAAAAGGAGGAACAAAACTCCTTTTCTCATCAACATCATTTTTATTCGCTGGATAAGGTACAAATTCATTAGTTGGTGTTTCATTATATTCATTATTTTTACCTACATCAAGTGGTGTGACATTATAAGTCGGTTTATCATCAACTGCTACATTACTATCCTTCCATTCAGATATCTTTATCATATTAATATAATTAATATTTTTATTTTTAAGTCATTTTATAATTGATTTTTATTTTATTTACTTTATATCATTTAAATAAAAAAAATCAACCAGCCAAGCATACCATATAAGGAATTATAAAATCGAAATTTCAGCCATTTTAGCCAAACAATTCCATAATTGTAATTCGGAATCAACGCAATCATTTATCTCCATATATGATTCGCTCACATATTGTATATAATTTATTTTAGTCTCATCCTTCATATTCATCTCTTTTAATATCGATAACATCCCCAATACTATGTCATTTACGCAATATCCCTTCTTCCTTAATTCAATTGCATAATTCACTGCAGTAATAATATCCCCAATCATACACGCGTTTATTATATTAGTAATTAATATCGGTTGTGGTTGGTCGCACATCTTATAAACATTTTCTGATTTAACTTCCCCATATCCATAATACACCACTTCCAAATTATTTATAGCTTGTCTAATATCTCCTTGTGATGAAAATATTATCGCATCCAATCCTTCATCTGTATATTTTACATTTTCCTTGGTGCATATATCAATCAGCTTTTCCTTCATTTGTTCATTGTTAATTTTAGGATATTTAAGTATCATACATCTACTCTGTATAGATTTTATTATTTTACTCGAATCATTACACGTAAATATGAATCTCGTAGTATTTAAATAGGTTTCCATCAAATTCACTAATACGTATTGAGCTTTACTGGTTATATTATCAGCTTCATCCAATATTATTATTTTTTGAATTTTATTATTATCCGCTTCCAATTTCTTTTTACAAAAATGAATTATTGTATTATTTATTACTTCCAATCCACGATTATCAGATGCATTTAATTCAATTACTCCATCTTCATAGTATTTACCCAGTAATTCACTTGCAATACATAGAGCTGTAGATGTTTTACCTATACCTGGATTACCAGTAATAATTAAATTCGGCATATTTTTTACTTCTATTATTTTATTAATTTTATTTGTTACATTATCATTTATCAATAAATCATCTACTTTTTTAGGACGATGTTTTTCAACCCATGGTATATCAACTTTAATAATATCTTGTTTCTTCTTTTTACTTCGATATGTTCCAAAATCAATCAGAAATCTCTTTGACATATATCATAATATAATTTATTTCCTTATATTATTAAATATCTATTTTTCAGTTTTTTTCATTGTTTCTATTATAGCATTCTTCATCTCAATATTTATATTTTTCAATAAATTATTAAGCTGTTCCCTAGTAATAAATTTATCCTTTATTAATCGTTCTAATAATTTACATACGTGAACTATAACATTAGGTGAATCTAAACTAACTTCCTCTATTTGGGTTAAACTGTTTTTAATACATTCTTGTAATTTCGTTATATCTAATCTCTTATGTTTAAATAAATTAATCATCAAATCTATTATTATATTCAATTTATCACTCTTAATATCATACATATATTCAATCATCCCACTTATTATATCCTTACTATGACCTAATGAAAAATCATCCATATATATAAATGTTTCATTCAAATCATTATGCATCATATATTCATCCAACATATTTTTAATTTTTTGATTTAGTTCATCTACACTATATTGTTTCTTTTGCTTAATTGAATATGTTTTATTTTTCGGCGATTTACGTTTATTTACTTGCTTATCTAATGTATCCAATAATTTATCCTGTTGAGGCGCCATTTTCATATTCCAATTATTTTTCCTTAAATCTAATAAATCTAATATTGCAAATTTTATTCTAGAGTCTAAATTACTCTTAACACATTCTTGTATCTTCTTTAAATATGAACTTAATAATTTGGTATTAAGGTATTCCATTCTTTTTCCAATTGTCGTAACTAACTTACATACCAGTTCCATATTTTCATTATTAATATTTGATAATAAAGATGTCAAACAATGATCAATCGCTTTCTCCGCAATTAAAGAATGATTATAGAGTTCACCTAATAGTATCATGTTACCAATTTTAGTCGCTTTTTCCGATTCTTGATTCTCAAATTCCAATTGGCATTTTTTAATCATCGATTCCCTAAAACCAACTAATCTATTTTCATTCATAAAATACCAAGATTT